CTCCACTCATCCGTCAGACGCAGCAGCTTTGCCGAGCGGCCAGAGGCGGTCTTGGCTTCACCGTCCTCGACCAGCACGCCCTTGGTTGCCAAGCTGTTCACGCGCCCGCAAATCCCGCTCTCCTTGCGGCCCAGCGCGATAGCCAAGCGCTCGCGGGTCACGGTGAACCGCTTGCCGGTGTTGCGCTCCATGTCGGCCAGCAGGTCGACAATCTCCTGCTCTCGCGCCTGGAGATAGGCCTTCACCGGCAGAGAGCGGTAGGCGGACAAAGACGTGTCACTGACTGCTGTTCTCATGCTGCGGACCTCATTGCTTCGATCTGCGATTCCAGCTCGCGGATGCGGCGCTGTTCCGGCGTCTCAATGACGGAGCGGAAACCGCAGATGCTGTCTTCGTACTGGCGGATCGCCCAGTTGCCGCACAGCGCCTGGAACTTGATGCGAAAGTCGAACGGCAGGTATTTCTTGCCGCTCAAGATGTTGGAGAGGTGCGACTTGGGCATGCCGAGGATTGCCGCGGCATCGCTCAGGCTGTAGCGCACACGGCGTTTGGCCCAGCACAGGACCGTGGCATCCGCCTCGTTACGCAGGCGAGCGATCAATTGCTCAGCAACCATTTCCGGCTCTCCGACGACTTCGAAAAACGGCATTTCGCGTTGCATCTGTTCGCTCCCCAACGTTTGTTCTGTGTGTTCTAAGTAGCGTTACACGTACCCAACAGCGCCAAATAAAGGCACCGCTAACGGGTGCCTCATAAAAACAAATGACCTGCTTATTTCTTCTTGATCGACCGCTTCTTGGCGCCGGGCATTTCCGGCCAGATCAGCCACCAGTCGTTGGGCCGAAGGTCCTGTCGGCGAATGCGGCCGTCTGTGGCCATCTCCAGGCCAGCGCAGTTTTTTTCGCTGGGGGAGCGGAAACCTGTCCGCCATTGGCGGATCTGAGCGTTACTCTTTACTTCGTACCCAAGCGCACGCATGCGGAGCCGCAGGTCCGCTACGCTCATGGCGCCAGGTGAAGATAGGTATTGGGCGATGTCCATAGAACCCATTCTAGGAGCATCTGCTACTACTGTCAACCCGGGATTTAGCAGCACAAGCTACGAGTAGCACGCGCTACGCTTCTGCTATGGACAAATTAGAACTACAGAAATGGCGCTTAGAGCGCCTTGAAGCCGCGCTCCAGAAACTCACGGAGGGGAATGTTTCCGCCTTTGGCCGCCTACTGGGCCACAAAGACGGTGCATTTGTGCGCCAACTTCGTGCACAGACAAGAAGCATCACCGAGGACACGGTAATGGCTATAGAGGCACTTCCGGGGATGTCAGGGTGGTTTGATGCACCTAGCAGCGTAGAAGTCAAGAATCAGATACCCACGGGTAAACCCTCCGCAAAGAATGACGAGACATCCTCAGCAGGTACTTACAATGTCTCTCACGCGGGGGAAAACTTCGACCTCGGGCCAGACATAAAGCCGAGGCGATACCCCGAGATTAGTTGGGTGCAAGCGGGGATGTGGGCAGACCTTTGCGATAACTTTCAGCCAGACGACCATACGGTCTGGCATCAGTGCCATATTGACCTTGGCCCTTGCGGCTTCGTTGTCACTGTGCGCGGACCATCAATGACGGCGCCTGCGGGGTCGGCCTACTCTTTTCCGGAGGGGATGAAACTATTCGTTAGTCCAGACGCCGAGGTGCTACCAGGCAAGTTCGTGATTGTCGCCAGGGAGAACAGGGCGACATTTAAGAAGCTCGTCCAGGTGGATGGCGAGATGTTCCTCGAAGCTCTTAACCCGGACTGGCCGGAACGTTACCAGCGCTTGCAGAAGGGAGACAGGATCGTCGGCGTCGTTCGACACGCCGGCTTCGATCTGTAGTGCAACAACAAAAGGGAGAGGGTTTCATGCGATTGTTGACCGGCGCTATGGCGGCGCTAATTTTGTCGGGATGCGCGATCTCACCAGAGGCGGCGAAACAATTAAGCAGCTTCGAGATTTGCGACAAGATGGCGTCGCCATTCACCCCTGCATCAAGCGTATCCGTAGGAATCAAGGAGCTGGCGGAGCGCGGGGAGAACTGCTCGCAGTTTGCCGACATATACGCGGCCCGGCAAAGCGCTAGAAGCGCCAATAGCGCGAACAGCGCAGCGATGATGGGGGCTGGCGTGGCTATCATGAACCAGTCCCGACCGGTCTACGCGCCGCCGCCGCAGACCATCGTCATTGAGCAGCAAGCGCCGCCTCAGCCGGTTCGGTTCACGCGCCCATATCCATAAGCCAATCGCGCCCACACAGCCCACCCTTCGCGGTGGGCTTTTTGTTGCCTGCGCGCTACGTTGTAGTAGCACCCCACTAAAAAAATCCGCTGACTAGCAGCATATGCTACTTGCACTATCTCGTAGCAGTTGCTACTATGCATTCCATCAACACGCACCGCCCGGTGCAAACAACAGATGGGAGCAGCGATGAAGACGATTGAGATCAAGGGCTGGATCTTCGCCAAGCCCAGCATGTTTGACGAGACGGCGCTGGAGTACTCGTTTTTCCCCTGCGACATCTCCAGCATGTCGGGCTACGGCGAGTACGTGAAGATCTGCGAGCACAAGATCGTCAGCGAACTGCCCGCCGACTTCGACCCGGTCACCGCGCGTATCAGCACGCTCAAGGCGCAGCGCGATCAGATCCGCGCCGAGCTGGGCAAGCGCATTGCTCAGATCGAGGATCAGATCAGCAAGCTCACTGCCATCGAGTACACCCCGGCGCAGGAGGCGGCATGACCCGCGCGCAGGAGCAAGCAATCGCCCGTGTGTGCGCGAAGGAGTGCATGCAGCGGGAACTGGTGGAGGCGCTCGGTCTGATGATGGATTGGGCGCGCGAGGTTTCGGATGAATATCTGGATGGAGACCCCGAAGTCCGCCAGCAATTCCGCGACGACATGAACCATGCGCGAGAAGTCCTCGCAAAAGCCCGTGGAGAAGCAGCATGAAACTCACCATCACCTACGACGACCGCGAGTTGATCGTCACTGGCGAATACCACCGCGGCTACAGCGCAACGTGGACTGACCCGGCCGAGCCTGAATCGTTCGAGGTGTACCGCGTCATGGACCGGGATGTCGACGTGACCGAGATTCTGGAAAACGAAGCGCTGGACGAGATTGCGGAACTGGCGCTGCAAGCCTGCGGCGACGAGCAGGAATACGCCCGCGATTCGTATTACGAAGGGCTGCGCGAGGAACAACTTCTTGGAGCACGAGCATGAACGGCCTCCCCCAAATCGACCCGCGCTTCCTGCGCCACCTCTCCGACGAGACGCGCGATGAGATCGCCAGGCAGACGGACGATCCGTATTCCATCGTGGCGATCAAGGTTGGCGCATACGTTGGCGCCCTGCTGCTGGTGGTTGTGGCGACGCACTTTGCTTCGCGCTACTTGGGAGGCTGACATGCAAACACCTGCACGAAATCAAGACGTGAAAAACCTGCGCACCGGCCTGTCCGGCGAAGAGATCAAGCTGGCGATCCTCGAATCGCGCCGGCTGCAGCAGATCCGCGAGTTGGGCGATGCCTGGCTGCTGCATCCGGCAAACAGCCCGGTGCGTGCCAAGTACAACCCATGGACTGGCGCACGCCTGGCGTGACATGGACCGCGACAACGAAGACGCGGCCGAGACACTAAAAGCATATGAGAGGCAGAGAGATGAGCGACTCAAACAACAAGACGCATTGGAAGCTCCTGATCAACCCGGACTACATCGGGGCCTACGCCCTGCCGGATGGCGAGGACCTGACCGTGACGATTGATTTCGTGCAGGTCGAGGAAATCACCGGCAGCGGCGGCAAGAAGGAGCATTGCACCGTGGCGCACCTGAAGGGCCAAAAGCCCATGATCCTGAACGTCACGAACTCCAAGAGCATCCACAAGCTCTACGGCCCGTACATCGAGGACTGGGCCGGCAAGGACATCACGCTCTACGCCAGCACGACAAAACTGGCCGGCGAGATGGTCGAGTGCCTGCGCATCCGCCCGACTGTGATGGCCCGCCAGAAGCCGAAGATCGCGGAGGCACGCTTTGCCAAGGCAATCGAAGCCGTCAAGGCTGGCACGTACCCGGCGCGCAAGCTGTCGGAGCAATTCGACCTGACGCCCGAGCAGCGCAAGGAACTGGACGCCGCGACTAGCCAGGAGGTGCCAGCATGATCAAGTTCCGCGCATCGTCCATCGCCGAAATCATGACGGATCCGAAGGGTAAGGGCGAGATTCTGTCGGTCGGCGCAAAGACTTTCATTGAGGACATGGCGAAGGAATTCGTCTACGGCTTCAAGGAGCAAATCTCCAGCAAGTATATGGAGAAGGGAACCCTTGTCGAGCAGCAGTCCATCGACCTGCGCAACGATGTGTTCTTCACGGACTACAAGAAGAACTCCGAGCGCCGCGAGAACGACTGGATCACCGGGGAATGCGACATCTTCACCGGCTCGGCAATCATCGACATCAAGTCGTCGTGGTCGCTCGCCACGTTCCCGGCAACGTGTGCCAAGGCCATGAAGGACGCCGAGAAAGCCGGATATGACTGGCAACTCCGCGCCTACATGTGGCTGTGGAACGTGGACCGAGCCGAGGTCAACTACTGCATTGTCAACACGCCCGACGAACTGGTCGGCTACGAAGACCCGTCCCTTCACTACGTCGATCACATCGACCCTTCCCTGCGCGTGACTCGCGTTCTGTTTGAGCGCGATCCGGCATTGGAAGCCAAGATCAAGGAGAAGGTCGAGGCCGCCCGCCTCTACTTCGATCTGGTCACGGAAATGATCGCGGACGACCACTCCGCAGAACTGCAAGCAGCTTAACCCACCCACGGAACCTACGGAACCATGACTCAATACGACGACACCAACCGCGGCGCCCTGTTCAAGAACGATCGCAAGGAATCGGACAACCACCCCGACTACAAGGGCAAGATCAACATCGAAGGCGTGGACTACTGGCTGTCGGCCTGGGTCAAGACCGACAAGAACGGCGCCAAGTACATGAGCCTCTCGCCGCAGCGCAAGGACCAAGGTCAGCAGCAGAAGCCGCAGCAACAGCAGCGCGCCCCGGCAGGTGGCGGCGGATTCGATGACGATATTCCATTCAACCGCATCAGTTCGAAGCTGCCGATCTAACCGACTGCGTTTCCGCGACGCTCTACCACCCGGCAGGCGGCGCGGCTTTTTATTCGAGGATGAGATGAGCGAGAACAAAGAGCGCGAGGCGTTCGAGGAGTGGCTGGCGACATCAGCACAGGATATTGCTTGCGATGATTGGTCGACAGAGAATATATGGCGAGGTTGCTACC